ATCATGGCACAATGAACCCGCAATATGCCACCAATTCAACGGCAAGGCACCGCCACGGCGTCCAGTGCCTATAGTCCATAGCTAGACACGCCGAAATCAGCCATGAACCGGCAATCTGGCATAGCGGGCAATATTCAATAAACCATATATTACGGCACCGGGATCAATGTATAAGGCATCGACTATATATGGAATCTTGAATACAGGGCCGGGATCGGGTGGGGGCGGGGGCCTTTTCGGGCCGGGCCGGGGCGCGTGGGGGGACCCCTCCTCCCCATCTCCGCATTTTCCAGCCCCTCATTCCATGCTTTCCATCCCATCGATACGCAAGTTATGTTTCGCTGTTACATTTTCCTGTTTTTTTGCAACATTTTTTTCACGCGCAATTTTTTTTTGCTACATTTTCCAAACAACAATAATTCATTTATAACCGTTTTTGAGCCATCCATACATCGAGAGGAGCTATTTTCATCAATTCCGCGACACCACTTCCATGTTTTGCATGGAATGTGTATGATTGTATGGTGAAATCGCAGAGGCGTGCCGCCAAAGACATTGATTTCCTCTATTTGCCGATCCAGGACGGGCAGCGCGTCAAATCCGAGTCGAAATGGACGGCGGCCCCTGATCTTTTGCCTCCGGTCGGGGCGGAGCGGTGGGGGAAGGCCTCGGAGCGCAGGGATGGCGGGGTGATATTCGAGAGCGTCGACTGTTCGCCGTATATGTATCCCCTCTCGCCGGGGAAATACGAGCCGGCCTCGCGTTTCGGGCCACTAGGGACGTGCCCGCTGTGCAACAATGCCGGGCATGCGGAGCTGGATGCGCACTTTGCGCGGAACCTTGACAAGCTGAAGGGGAAGGTGCTGCGTGGGTTTGACAGGGAAGTGGTGATTGCGCACATGGCGATGCATGTGGGGCCGATGTACTGCAAGACGCAGGCGGCCCTCGATCCGCGGAAGGCGAGCTTCCGTGGAGGGAACATGCCTGGCAAGGGTGCGATTTCTCTGGCGGTGAGGCGGGCGATGGTGCAGGAGTCCCCGCTGCCGGACAATGACGGCAGTGTGGAAATATGCACGGAAGCGGACATCGCGTGGTATGATGGGGCTGTGGAGCGGAACGCCGCCATCAATTCCTCGCCTGCTCCGGAGCGCCAGGGCGGGCGGCCTCCGGGGGCCAGGGGCGACTGGTATGCGTTTGACGGGGATATGCAGGTGGGGGCCATGCGGCCATGGGGGGAGGACAGGGTGAATAGGGAAATAGAGAAGCGGGTGGATGAGTCGATCACGTTTTACTCGGAGATGATGAACGCACGGGAGAAGGCGTCACGGATATATGACGAGGTGATGGATTCTGACATAGATGCGGCGAACGAGGACCGCGGAGGGAAGGGCAAGCCGTACATCGAGCGGAACTATGCGGCGGCGATTGCGGCGGTGCGGGAGATGAGGACGATTGCTACGGACATGGCGAAGCTGGCGCTCATTGCCACGAAGTATTCGGACGGCAAGGAGAAGACGCGGGTGCTGTCGCCGGTGATGCAGGGGATGATAGACGACATCGGGGTATTCGAGAGTGCCGATGCTTTCGGTGATGCGGAGGACGCTGAATACCCCGACCAGCCGCCGTTGTTCGCTGTAGAGGGCGACGATGAGTGAACAGAAGGTAGTGCTGAACAGGCGGGAGATGACGCTGGAGCGGTACAAGGCGCTGATTGCCAGGGCCCGCGCCGAGGGGCAGCTGGACCTGGTGATGAGGAACCTGATGCTCAACGACCTGTTCTTCCTCCTTATATACGGACTGTCGGCGTTGCAGTTTGCGAACAATGACTGGGTGTTTGACCGGTGCCGGGAGTTCGAGGCTGACCGCGACGGGTACCTTGACCTGTGGCCGCGGGAACACTTCAAGGACCTTCCGCTAGACACTCCGATGCTCACGCAGAACCGCGGATGGATCACACACGGGGACCTGGTTGTCGGAGACAGGGTATTTGCCCCGTCAGGGAAGGCAGTCGAGGTGCTGGCGCTAAGTCCGAGGTACCATATGAACAGGTGCCTGAAGATAACATTCCAGGACGGCAAGGAGATTACCTGTGGAGAGGGCCATTTATGGAGGGTCAGGGATATAACCAGATCGAAGCGTGATGAGACTGGATACAGAGCAACAGGAAGGCTTGAACAGATCGTGGAGGCCAGGAATCTTGAGGCCGGCGACGACGTAGGGGCCATCGAGGGACAGCTGGAATACCCGGAAGCAGCGTTGCCAGTTCATCCGTATGTACTTGGAGCATGGCTCGGAGACGGGGATTCGAAGGCTCCGAGGATAACTTGTTCGTATAGCGACATTGATATTCCAATGAGGATTGCATCATTCGGGTACGAGGTAAAAGAAGGCAAGCCGAGCGATGGACGCACTGGGTTGTACTCATTTGGAGGAGGAACAAGGGGAAAGAAGAACACCGGGGTGTTTCCGTTGTTCAGGGCCCTCGGTGTAGTCAAGAACAAGCATATACCAAGGGTATACTTTGAGTCATCAATACAGCAGAGAACCGACCTGTTGCACGGACTGATGGACACCGATGGAAGCTGCAACGAGCGTGGAAATGCTTCATTCTGCAATTCAAGCGAGCGCCTTGCCAGGGATGTATATGAGCTCGCTGTTTCACTGGCGCTAAGGCCAAGGATCAATTTTTACTGGACTACGTGCAATGGAACAGGGAGATTCCATATGTGGGTGGTATCATTCCAGCAACATTCAGACAGGCCGACATTCTCGCTTCACCGAAAAGAAAAGAACGCCATAAAACCATCGGCACACCGCTCTTGCAGGAGAGTGGTATCCGTTGTTGAAGCGGATCATGTTGATACCTCCTGCGTCCAGGTCGAGGGCGGAATGTACCTTGCCGGGAGAGATTTGATACCTACGCACAACTCCACGATCATCACCCTCGCCGGCGTCATACAGGAAATCCTGAGGGATCAGGAGATCACGGTCGGGATATTCAGTTTCAACAGGCCGGCGGCGAAGTCGTTCCTGCGAGTCATCAAGAACAACTTTGAATCGAATGAAAAGCTCAAGGAACTGTTTCCGGACATACTGTACGCCGATCCGTCAAAGGAAGCGCCAAAGTGGAGCGAGGACGACGGCATTGTTGTAAAAAGGAAGGGCCTGCCAAAGGAGATGACGGTCGAGGCATGGGGCCTCGTTGACGGCATGCCCACCGGCAAGCATTACCGTTTGATGGTGTACGACGACCTTGTGACCAAGGATTCGGTGACATCACCTGAAATGATAGCGAAGGTGACTGAATCTGTGTCGCTGTCGTTCAACCTTGGGTCCATACAAGGGAACCGGAGGTGGATGGTCGGTACGCGCTATCACATGGCCGACACCTACTCCATGATGATAAAACGAGGGGCGGTAAAGCTAAGGCTGTACGGGGCGACAAGTGATGGGAAGTTCGAGGGAAATCCGGTGCTGTTCTCCCGCAAGGTACTCGACGACAAGATCAAGGACATGGGAGCATACGTCGCAAGCTGCCAGCTCTTCAACAACCCGGTGATGGAGGGCGAGCAGACATTCAACCCTGACTGGATACGAACATACTCCAGGCTTGACTGGTCACGGATGAACCGCTACATCCTGGTTGATCCGTCCGGCGAGAAGAAGAAGAGTTCAGACTATACGGTGATGGCGGTGATCGCACTCGGCTCCGACCAGAACTATTACCTCGTGGACATGATACGCGACAAGCTCTCGCTCCAGGAGAAGGCGCAGCGGCTCATAGCGCTCCACGCACAATACCGGCCTATCGGTGTAGGATACGAGAAGTACGGCATGCAGTCTGACATCGCATACATAAAGGAACGGCAGGACCGGGAGAACTACCGGTTCGACATCACCGAGCTGAAAGGCTCGATGCCGAAGAACGACAGGATCAGGCGACTCCAGCCGTTATTCGAGGAGAAGCGGTTCTACCTTCCGGAGCGGCTCATACGCACTGATTACCAGGGCAAGAGCTGGGACCTCGTGCAGAGCTTCCTTAATGAGGAGTACCTACAGTTCCCGTACATGACCCATGACGACATGCTGGACTGCATGGCTCGCATCAGGGATGATGACATGGCGACATTCTTTCCAAGGAACACAGTGAGTCCGGAAGAAGGTATGGACGAGGATGCGAATGAGCATTATGATTTCAAGACATTTGACTACCTGAAACAGAGGAAGTACGCCTAGAAAGGGGTATCGCCATGGGAATATACGGAGAAACCGAGCAGTCGCAGCACGATATTGACCTCGTGAAGCATGTGATGGAAGTATTCGATGAACTGAAAAAGGAACGGCTCCTCATGGAGCCTGTCTGGAAAGAGATCACCGATTACATCTACCCGAAGTTTTCAGGGTGGGATTTCACGACCGATTCGGACATAACCGCTGGAGAGCTGATCTACGACGGAACGGCGATTTCGTGCCTGTCGAAGTTGCAGGACGGCATATTTGGCTGGCTCGTGTCCCCGACGATCGACTGGCTCAAGGTATTGCCGCAGCGCTCCGGGGACGAGGACAACAAGATCCTCATGGAATACCTGCAAGAGATCGAGAAGTACCTGTACGACGTGCTCAACCGCTCGAACTTCTACGATGCGGCGAGCGAGGCAATATCCACTGGATGCGCCATCGGCACTTCGGTGATGTACGTTGACGAGGCCGAGAATCTGGAACGCCCGGTATTCACCTCTCTGCATCCACGCGAGATATATGTATCAGAGAACAAGGACCAGGAAGTTGACTCGCTGTACCGGTTGTTCGAGATGACATACCGGCAGGCGGTGGAAACATTCGGCGGGAAGCTGGACGAGAAGTTCCGCGAAACGGCGAAGAAGAAGCCGGAAGAGAAAGCCAAGATCCTGCATGCCATATTCCCCCGTGGTTCCGATGGGATCATAGCGACCAAGAAGCCGTATGCTTCCATCTATATCCTCGTCGGCACTGGCAAGGGGACCGGATCGACCACAGGATCGAAGTCCGTTTTGATCGAGGAAGGCGGGATGGACTTCAAGCATTTCGAGGCATGGCGCATGAGGCGGGCATCAGGCCAGGTCTATGGTACATGCCCCTGCATGGATGCCATCTACGACGTGAAGACGCTGAACCTGATGGCCAAGACGATGCTTGACTCGTACCAGCTCGCGGCCAGGCCCCCGATGTACGGAGTCGAGTCGCTGCGCGGCAACGCCAAGATCCTCCCCGGTGGATGGACCTATGGCCCGCAGGGTGCCAAGCCAGAGCCGATCCTGACAACCATGGCATTGCAGGCGGCACCGGAAGCGATCCAGTGGCGGGCACAGATCGTGCGCGAACACTTCAAGACTGATTACTTCCAGTCGATCAGTGCGATCCAGCAAGGTGCCCGCGACCGAACAGCTACCGAGATCATGGAAATCAAGGCCGAATCAGCGGCAGTCCTTGGTTCGGTGGTTGGCCGGATCCAGAGCGAGTTCCTCGAACCTCTCGTCAGGCTCGTGCTGCTCATCGAGAAGAACGCCGGGCGCATGCCTCAGCCTCCGCAAGGACTCGACCTTTCCATTCCGTTCTCGGTGCAGTTTGTCGGCCCGCTGGCACAGGCGCAGAGGAAGTACGTGCGCGTCAACGGCTACATGAACGGACTGGCGCAGGGCAGCCAGCTCGCGCAGTTCGCCCCGGACGTGATGATGAACGCAGACCTGAACAAGGCGTTCCGCGACATACTGATTGCCAACGGCTACCCGCATGCCGGGCTCGTTGACAAGCAGGTGGTGGCGCAGGCGCAGGCGCAGGCGGCACAGCAGAGGGCTGCAATGGCGCAGGCGGAAGCGGAGAACCAGAGGCTCCAGGCGGCTGGTGGTGGGAAGGCCGCGGAGCCTGGAAGCCCGACAGCGGCGATGATGGGAGGCTAAAGATGGATATGAGGGAACATGAACTTGAGATGGACAGGAGATCACTTGAATACAAGAAGCGCCGCGCCGCATGGGTGAATACCTTTTCCACCCCTGATGGCAGGAAGGTATTGAAAGAAATCATAGAGGAGTGCCACGTATTCGAGACGCTGTCGCCTGGAGATGTCGGGATGGCAACGCTCCGCAACTATGGATTGTCGGTGATGGTGCTCACCGGGATCCTCGACGAGACGGACGGTAACGATCCGGTGGAGCGTATGATTGGTATGGTTCATTGACAGGGATGAGTATTGACAACCCTGTAGTTTGGTGATAAGGAGTATTGAATGGGCGTTTTAGACGGAACACAGGACCCTGGGCAGGGTAATCCTGGTGACGGCGCTGGTCATGCCGACCTTCTTGGCAACAAGGCTGCTGGCGAAAGCCAGAAGCAGGAACCGAAGAAGGAAGAGGCGATTGCAAGGGAATGGATGAAGGCTTTACCCGAGCCTCTCCGTGCGTCGAAGAGTCTTGCCAAGTTTGCCGATGGAACCCACATCGAGAACCTGGCCAAGAGCTACATCGAGCTGGAGGGAAAACTGGGAAGGTCAATCGAGGTCCCCGGCAAGGATGCGACCGACGAGGAACGGGCCAGATATTACACCAGGATCGGGCGGCCAAGCGTACCCGATGATTACGATGTCACAGTATCGGATACAGAGCTTGCCAAGCGACTTCGCCAGACCGCGTTTACCACCGGCATGACGAGGGAGCAGCTCAAGGCGCAGTCGGATGCCATTGCCGTGTACGAGTCGGAGAAAGAAAAACTCTCCGCAAAAACGTATACGGAAGCAGCAGCGAAGGCAGACCGGGCACTCCGCGAGGAGTTTGGCGCTCAGTATGAGTCGCGCATGGGCTATGCGCGGAGGGGCTACGAGGCGTTGTTCTCGGAAGGCCTCCGCAAGGAGCTGGCGAAATCAGGGCTTTCTAACAGTCCTGAGTTCATCCGCGTGATGTCAGACCTTGGAACGCAGATAAAGGAAGCCTCCTTGATAAAGGGGACACCTTCTGGCTCTGGCGACGAGGATCCGTACGTGAAGTCGATGGCGTATTTGAAGAACATCTAGGTGTTCTTGACAGGAAGGTTCTACTATGGCATTTGACATAGCAACCGCATATACCCTGCCCGACGTTCTACGCACCCGTGCGCCGAACGGAAAGCACATGTCTGCGGTAGACGTACTCTCCGGAAAGTATCCTTTCCTGGAGGAAATGTATTGGACGGAAGCGAACGACGTGACCAGCCACGAGTTCCTCCGCACCTCCAGCGAGCCGTCCGGCACTCTCGTTCGCCTGAACGAAGGCGCTCCGTTCTCGGCTGCGAACGTTGTGCCGGTCCGTGAGCAGATGGCCCGCCTGGAAGCCAATGCCCAGATCGACGAACGGATCCTGGTCAAAACCCCGGACCCCGTGCGCTATCGCCGTGAGCGGGAAGCCATGCACTTCCGAGGAATGATCAAGCAGTACCATAGCATCATCTTCGATGGTGATATGGGTACCGACACCAAGACGATCAACGGCCTCAAAAAGAGGTACGGCGCTCTTGCCACCGATTCTGTCGTAACCAACGGAGCGACGACCGGCACGACCCATTCTTCGGTGTGGCTTATCAAGCACGGTCCGGAAGGCTTCTTCGGTTTCTACCCGAACGGTTCGACCGGCGGAATCAAGGAAGAGGACTGGGGCCGCGAGACTGCGTATGACGCAAACAGTTATCCGTTCAAAGTCCTACGCACCCACTGGAGCTGGGAGTTCGGCCTCGGAGTGGCGGATCCGCGCTCCGTAAAGCGTCTCTGCAACATCGCCGCATCGGGCAACCACAGCTTCTTTGAAGACGGCACCACCGTCCAGAAGGGCGAGCGGAACCTGATCGACCTGATCGAGACGCTTCCCGATGGCAGCATCGACAACTGCGCCTTCTACTGCGGCCCCAAGATGATGGCGCAGTTCCGGAAGAGGATCAACGACAAGTCGAACCTCTTCTTCACCATGGAAACCTTGTGGGGCAGGCCGATGCTGAGCTTCATGGGTATCCCCATCATCAGGGTAGACACTCTGACTGCGACCGAATCGCAGATATCCTAAGGAGGGATGACATGATACAGGACGCAAAGTGGAGGTTCTTCACTCCCAGCACCCTCTCCGAGGACCTGGTGGCGGGAACGACCGTCGCCTTCCTCTCTGAGCCCATCGACCTCAAGGCTGCCGGCTACGCTGACGGCGGCGGCGAGCTTGTAGCAAGGGTTCGCACCAAGGTTACGACTTGCGGAGCTGGCGCGAGCTACGCCATCCAGGTGATAACCTGCGACACGGTTGGTGGCACCTATACGGTGGCAGTCGAAGCTACCGTTCTCCGGGCGGCTATCGTAGCCAACACCGAGATAGCGGCCCTGCGTCTCCCGCTCGGGATGAAGCAGTTCATGAAGCTCAACATGGTCGGAGCTTCCGGCATGACCGGATCCACGACCTTCGAGGCTGGCATCTACACGAGCTAGATGGCAGAAACCTGAACATAAGGCCCTCCCGTAACAGGGAGGGCTTTTTCATGCACTTGCGCTATGTAGATCATAGTGTTATTATCGAAACTGCACACAACCCAACGGAGGCAATGTCATGGCAGCAGTCACGCCCATAGCGTTCGACGTAATATACGGAATAGCGGAAGCGGAGATATGCAACAAGGCATTGTCGCGCCTTTCCGCCGATGTCATCAAGGATACGCTGGAAGACACCAAGCAGTCGCGGGCCTGCCGCGGCGTGTACTCCCAGACGAGGGATGAACTCCTGCGGACGTATCCGTTCAACTTCGCCATGAAGACGGCGTACATCCCGCAAGACGAGGACTTCCCCTACCCCATGGACGAGTACTCGTATGCGTTCAAGGCGGAGGACCACGTTGCGTTTACGGGGACTGCTACCAGCACGGCGACCATCACCGCAATCACCGGGCTCACGGTGGACTCTTCGCTTGTAGGACGGGTGGTAAAAGGCACCAATGTGCAGGCCGGCTCCAGGATCGTGTCGATCGTCGACACGGTAGGAGCCGAGACGATCACGCTCGACCGCCCGACGCTCGGGGCGGCATCGAACCTGTCATGTTACATACCGGTCTTGAAGCTCATCGAGATCGCCCATAACGACAACAACCTGTTCGAGGTGATCGGCGGAGGGGAATCACGCAGGATCCTGTGCAATATGTACTCTCCCGAAGGCGGAGTTGTTGCCGAGCCGTACGAACTGGAGATCAAGTACG